ATCGGTACAACTGCAGGATTGGTATTAGATACAAATACCCCGGTCCTTGGTGCAGCTGCATCCATTGACGCAACTGCGGAAATGCTACTTTCTGGTTCTGCTGCACAATCAGCGATCGGAAGTATTTCCGGTGGGTCCTCATTACCAAGTATTGCACTTTCTGGTTCTGCTGCACAATCAGCGATCGGAAGTATTTCTGGTGGAGTTTCCTTACCAAGTATTACACTTTCTGGTTCGGCTACTATTTCCGCAATAGTGAATATAGATGCAACTGCAGGATTGGTATTAGATACAAATATTCCAACCATCAATGCAACTGGATTTATCAGCACAACTGCAGGATTGGTATTAGATACAAATATTCCAACCATTAATGCAACTGCATCCATTGACGCAACTGCGGGGATGTTGCTTTCTGGTTCTGCTGCACAATCAGCGATCGGAAGTATTTCCGGTGGGTCCTCATTACCAAGTATTGCACTTTCTGGTTCGGCTGCACAGTCGGCAATAGCTAATATATCAAGTACATCGCCGATTTCATTTTCTACTTTTGCAACACCATCATTAATCGCAAGTATGGGTGGAAGTTCCCCCATTACACTTTCTACTTTTGCGACACTACCAACAATCACAAGTATAAGTGCTACATCAACATTTATAGTAGATACTTCAACATCACTTTCCGCAATTGCTAGTATAAATGCAAACTCAGATATAGAGCTTTTAGTAGATGGTACGGCATTTTCAGCACTAATGGCCGGTGCCTCAGGCTTATTTTCCCTAAATATTAATGCTACACTATCGGAATACGAAAGGCTAAAAAGAATGATTATTAATTCAAGATACCCAAGAAACACAAACTTTTTGCACCCTACCGGATTCAAGTTTGTTATTAACAGAACTCCGGTCGTAGAATATCTCTGTCAGGCAGCAAACCTACCATCTCTTAGTTTGGGAGAAATTGTCCAACATAATTATTTCAATGGTATTAAAATCCCGGGTGATGATTTCCAATTTGATGATCTTTCTATTACTTTTTTGGTTGATGAATCAATGAAGAACTGGTTTGAGATTTATAATTGGATGAGACAAATATCAAATGTTGAAGATTTTACTGAATATGAGACAGAAAAAGCTTCAAGATTAGAAGATGCTACCCTACATATATTTACAAGCGGTAAAAATGAAAATATCAGAATGACCTTTAAAGACTGTTTTCCTAAATCTCTCACGGGAATTGATTTTGATAGTTCGGTATCCGATATTGAACCCCCACTTTCAACGGTTGTTTTTGGATATACAACATATTCTATTGATTTTATTAAAGATCCGGCTTGACTTCCCCGATAAATAGTGTATAATATAGTATATGAAGCTCAGTGATTTAAAAATTATGGTGGAACAGGATATGGTTATTGACCAGTCCGACCTTTCAACTGCATCATTGCGGACACCGCAACTACATAGTAAATACCTAAATCATTACACGGACGCCAAACTGTTGTGTAAGAAATTGGATATTGACTACAAATCCTTATATCAAAAGAAATGGGAATACTATNCTGGGAAAATGGACCAGGATACCCTTGATGCGTTGGGGTGGAAACCGTTTCAACTAAAAATATTGCGACAGGATTTGTCCGTATACCTGGATGCCGATACCGATTTAGCTCTGTTAAAATCAAAAATTGATTTACAAAAAGAGAAGGCATCCTTCTTAGAATCTACAATTAAAAACATAAATAATCGTATATGGGCGATTAAAAATTCTATTGATTTCAAGAAGTTTATAAATGGAGTGTGAAATGGTGAATAATGAATTTGACGCATATAATGGGCCTACTTATCGTGCGTGGTTGACCCAAGCATATCAACATGCGGCAAATAAAAGTAAGGACAAATCAACCCAACTTGCGGCACTTTTAGTCCATCCTGAACAGGGGTTAGTTGCCGCAGCTGTAAATGAGTTTCCTAAACGAATAGAAGTCACCGACAAAAGACTTGAAAGGCCCGCAAAGTATGAATACACTGAACACGCCGAAAGGAATGTTATTTTTCGTTGTGCTGAAAGAGGGTTTTCCACTTCGGGATTGATAATGTATTGTCCTTGGTATTCCTGTATTGACTGCTCCCGGGCAATTATTCAGGCAGGCATCAAGGAAGTGGTTGGGCATAAAGAAAATAGTACAATCAGACACCCGATCATTGGAACGAATCCGTGGACAAAGGTATTGCCATGCTGGAAGAAGCGGGTATCCGAACAGTATATTGGTCGGGCAAGATTGGCAATGATATTTCTGTTCGGATGAACGGAGAACTATTCTATCCCTGATGTAGTAGTTACATACAAAAATTATGCCTATATGAAAATCTCTTGCGATTCCAGTATCGCATATGAGATTTCGGACCACTTTACATTTAAAGTGCCCGGTTATCAGTTTATGCCGTCCTATCGTATGAAAATATGGGACGGGAATATNCGGTTGTTTAACAGACAGACCGGATTATTGTATGCCGGGTTATTGACGAGACTACAAAAGTTTTTGGATCAGATGGGGTATTCTTATTCGTTCGTAGAAACAGGNAAATACAAAAAACCNGACTCTAGTAAGGTTACTCCTGGTTCAGTACATAAAATGATTGTTGATTTATTGAAACCATCATACAAAGGAAAACCTCTTGTCCCATACGAACACCAGACAAAAGGTATTGCTCACGGCATAAAAAATGATCGTGCGTTATTGTTGTCCCCGACAGGTTCGGGTAAATCGTTGATGATATATGTCCTGGCACGGCATTATGAAAGAATAATCCCGAAGGACAAAAAAATCCTTTTGGTTGTCCCGACAACTTCTTTGGTCCACCAGATGTACGCAGATTTCGGGGATTATTCTGTGCTTGATANGAGTTGGGATCATACAAAAAAATGCCATTTAGTAATGGCAGGTAGACCCAAGACAGAAAAATCTGCCAAGGTTATTATTTCAACCTGGCAGTCCATATACAAACAACCGAAATCCTATTTTGACCAATATCATTGTGTATTCATTGATGAGTGCCATTTAGCCAAGGCAGACTCTCTGAAAAACATTCTTGAAAAATGCCATGAATGTAAATATCGTTTCGGAACAACGGGCACACTGGATGGAATGAAAACCCATCAGTTGGTGATTGAAGGCCTCTTGGGTCCTGTATTTTCTGTCACTTCATCATCTGAACTGATAACAAAAGAACTGCTAAGTGATTTGGAGATCAGAAATATCCTTCTTGAATACCCAGATGAATACAGAAAATTGGTGAAACGGGTAAAATATCAGGACGAGATTGATTGGATTGTCCGATGTAAAGAACGCAATATTTTCATAAAAAACCTTTGTGGGTCAATCAAGGGGAACACTCTTGTACTGTTTAACTTTGTTGATAAACACGGTAAACCACTACACAAAATGATTCAGGATGCCTATCCAGACCGTAAGGTATTTTATGTATCGGGTGAAGTAAAAGCTACTGATAGAGAAACGATCCGGAAAACCACAGAAAATGAAGATGATGCTATTATTGTCGCATCATATGCCACATTTTCCACCGGGATCAATATCCAAAAACTACATAATATTGTGTTTGCGTCCCCTACGAAATCCCGTGTTCGGGTCCTTCAATCCATCGGAAGACAGCTACGAAAGCACAAGACAAAAGAGAGGGCCATATTGTATGATATTGCTGATGACTTGTCATGGAAGTCCTACAAAAACTTCTCTTTGAAACACTTTATAGAAAGAATTAAAATTTATGCGTCAGAAAAGTTCAAGTATAGCATAAATAATATAGTGCTACAAATGGAGAATTCTGATGGAAATTAAAACTGTAAAGTTAATTAATCACGACGAGTTGGTATTTGAGTTTCTTGAACAAACCGCTACGATTATTCGTATGAAAGGTGTTCGGATAATAAAACGAGTTGGGTTCAGTAATCCTATAACCGGGATGATGAGTGAGGTTCAGAATGTTTTGACACCCTGGATGTCCAGTGGGGATAATGAAGTAGAAATAAAGAAATCAATGGTTGTGTGCCTTTCCACACCTGACGACCAAATGAAAAAGCAATATGTTGATTCCATCAAGGAACCATATGGTGGGAAAACAGTGGGTGATTTATTCAGTGAGTTGTTTGGTATGGAAGTCGGGGATNATGTAGAGGTAGAAGAAGTTGAGGAAGTAGAAGAAATTGATGATGATGAGGAATGGCCCGAAGAAGATGATGAGCGTCCAGGTGAAAAGTTTATCCCCAAACCTGACGATAAAATGGCGAAGGAAGACCTACTCCGTAATATTTTGTTTATTCAGTCCTATATGGATGCCTATAAAGAGATATACAGAAAAAATCAAAAGACCTGGATGACCAAATAAAGAAAAGTGTTGATAAGAACAAAAACCTTCCTTCCGAGGAAGACTTTGGAGACTACGGATTATATGATAATCGTTATTAAAATTTCAATATCGGCTTGACTTCTGTAAAATATAGTGTATAATATAGTAGTGTTGATTATTTATTTTACAAAGGATTCTGATGACCGATAAAACCCCGAAAAAGAAAAAACCCCGTCGCAAACGAAGCAAGACAGCAACTCATTATATTGATAATGTAAAGTTTTGTGAGCATATGACAGCTTGGAAGGAAGAGTATGTCGCTTCTGTGGAAGCCGAGGAACCAAAACCCCAACTGTCCGAATACCTGGGTGATTGTTTTGTGAAGATTGCTACAAACCTGGCATACAGACCAAACTTCATTAATTATCCATATCGTGATGAAATGATTAGTGATGGGATAGAGAACTGCTTGATGTACTGTCACAATTTTGATGCGTCAAAATCCAAGAACCCATTTTCGTATTTCACCCAGATTATTTTCTTCGCCTTTCTTCGCCGAATAGCAACAGAAAAGAAGCAGGCATTTATCACCTATGAATGTTTCCGGCGATTAGACGAAAGAGGGAACTTTGAGTCCTGGGCGAAGAAAAATGGTTATGTTGGATCTAATTCCAGCAATGCGTATGCTGATTATTTGCGCCTTACTTCCAATGATCTGGAAAAGTACACAAAGACTAAAAAGGTCAAGACAAAGAAGAAAACCAAGAAGAAAACAAAATCCGATGGTGATCTGGATTCCGTTATGGGTGAATAATGAAGATAGCGATAATAACCGACTCCCACTTTGGGGTTCGTAATGACTCAATAGAATTTTTTGATTATTTTATGAGGTTTTTTGATGAAGTGTTTTTTCCGACACTAAAAGACCGAAATATTGATACTGTTATCCATATGGGTGATTTTTTTGATCGTAGAAAATATGGGTCATACAGAACAATCAAGGCGATACGAGAACGGTTTGTAAACAAATTAACCGAAAACGGTATTGCCACTCACCTGCTTGTCGGCAACCATGATACCTATCTGAAAAACTCAAGTAAAATTAACTCACCTGATATTTTACTAAATGGTATTCCAGGATTTAAGATTTATGAAAATCCGACAGAGGTGGTGTTTGATGATTTGCCTGTATTATTTTTGCCCTGGATCAACAGAGAAAATTATGATGCTAGTATCAAGGCGATCAATGATACAAAAGCACCCATCGCTTTCGGACATTTAGAGATCAAGGGTTTTCAGGTCATGCGTGGCGTGGCATCACCAGATGGATTACCAGAAACCATATTCCGAAAGTTTGAGGATGTATATTCGGGACATTTTCACCAAAAACATTCCAAGGCAAACATTCATTATTTGGGAACGATGTATGACCTCACATTTTCGGATTTGTACGAACAAAAGGGATTCCATATTTTTGACACNGAATCCCGGGATATTGAGTATATCAAGAATCCTGAAAAAATGTTTTATCCGATAATGTACGATGATGTAAATGAGGATTATACCAATCCTATTTTGGCACCATATAAAGACAAATATGTAAANGTATTNGTNCAGAAACGGAANAATCTTCGTCAATTTGACAGATACATAGAAAGTTTGTATAATAGTGGTGTATCAAGTTTAATCGTGGTTGAGGATTTAGATGAAGATACCGCAGAAACCGAAGTGGATTTGATTGACCTTGGAAAAGGGACTGTGGAACTTATCAATGAAGAAATTGACACCATAGAAAATTTGGATAGTCCGAATACCCTGAAAACTATTATGAAAGACCTATTTACAGAAGCGATGAACCTATGAGCCAAAAATCTTTATTACCTCAGACACTCATTTTTTCCATACCCGAGCAATAGAATTATGCAACAGACCGTTCAGTGATATGAAACAAATGAACGATCACCTGATGGACAGAATTAATACACTTGTTGGTCCTGGGGATATCCTATTCCATTTGGGCGACCTGTGCTTTCGGGATAAAACACGACCCGAAATATCACACATGGATTGTTGCCGTGAAATTTTGGATAAAATCCGATGTAAAAATATCCGGTTCATTGTTGGCAACCATGATCCCATTACTAAATCCGGTCAACCAAAACAAGAGTTTGCGGATATGGTATCTTCATGTCGTACAATGGATATATTCAAGTTTCCTATCGGCGAGACAATGAGTAGTAAACGAGTCCGGGTTTTCTTATGTCATTATGCGATGTTAACATATCCTAGTTATGGGAATATGTATCATATGTTTGGTCATTCTCATGGTGGATTGGATCACCCCCACTTGCGAGCCCTTGATGTGGGAGTAGATTGCTGGAACTATGAACCAATTACTTTCCATCAAGTAATTGAGCGTGTTAAGCAGCGAGAAATCGCCCAAACAAATTCCATAAACAATATCCGAGCAAATATAACAGCACAGAGAGAATCCTATGATAATCTTCGACAAAGTTCGTTGGAAAAATTTCCTATCAACCGGAAATAATTTTACTGAACTAAATCTTAATACACCTGGCACTACATTGATAAGTGGAAAGAACGGTGAAGGGAAATCAACTTTCATTGATGCCTTGACCTTTTGGGTTATTTGGTAAACCTTTTCGTGGGGTTAATATACCCGGGCTAGTAAATAGTGTAAATGAAAAAGGTTTGTTAGTAGAAGTAGAGTTTACAATTGGGAAGGCAAACTACTTTATTCGCCGTGGGTATTTACCTAGAACCTTTGAGATTTTTAAAGATGGTGTGTTATTAGATCAAGATTCCAAATCCAAAGACTATCAACGCCATCTTACTGAAAATATATTAAAAATGTCGTATAAATCATTCTGCCAGGTGATTGTATTGGGTTCAGGGAACTATGTCCCATTTATGCAACTGACAGCAAACGACAGGCGACAGGTTGTAGAATCCTTACTTGACATTTCCATTTTTAGTAGTATGAATGTATTACTAAAGGGCAAAATGGCATTAAATGAAGAAGAGATAAAATCCTTGGAGTATGATATATCANTACTCAAGGAAAAAATCATCGTTCAGAAAAAATATATTCAGACACTAAAGGANAAGAATAAAGATAGTGTTGCCAAAAACCGAGAAGAGATAAAGGCCACAGAAAAGAGCCGCCAACAAATAGAAAATTTGGTCCAGACAAACAGAGAAAAAATACAATCCTTCCAGGACCAAATTACTGATGAATCCAAAACAACCAAAAAACTAATAAAGTTAGAAGATGTAGAGAAAAGAATCAGTAAAAATATCCGAGTAGTAAAAAATCTGTGGATTTTTATGATGTCAATAAAAGTTGCCCTACTTGTTTTCAGGATATTAGTGAAGATTTCCGACACGAAAAAATAAACACAAAAACNCAGAAAATAGATGAGTACGAAAAGGCACTCCAAGAAACGATGAACCTTATTTCAGAACTTGAAAAGAGGGTATCCGAAATAAATGCTGTAAATAGTGAAATTGCTATTTTACAGAAAAAGTTATCAGAGCAAGACACTACTATAAAGGCCAACAATGACTGGATTGCCAAACTTGAAAAAGAAATTGAGGATATCCTCAATACAAATGAAAACATTGTAGAAGAAATTGACAAATCCACAAAACTCCACGAGGATAAGGAAGAAAAGATAAATGGCCGATCTGCTCTTGTAGATACCAAATTTTATTATAATGTCGCATCTGGGTTACTGAAAGACACTGGGATCAAGACAAAAATCATTAAGCATTATTTACCTATTATGAATAAAATCATCAATGGGTATTTGGCTCATATGGATTTCTTCGTTCAGTTTACTTTAGACGAATCATTTAATGAAACAATAAAATCCCGGTATCGTGATAAGTTCAGCTATATGAATTTCTCTGAAGGTGAGAAAAGAAAGATTGATTTGGCCCTATTATTTGCGTGGCGGGAAATCGCCCGGAGAAAAAATAGTGCCAATACAAATATTTTGGTCCTTGATGAAATTTTTGACGGTTCACTTGACGCAGACGGCACAGATAATTTTCTGGGCATCATAAATACCATTGATGATGACATTTCTGTATTTGTTATCAGCCATAAACCCCCCGATATGTTGTTGGGGAAATTTGATAAGTATATTAAGTTTGAGAAGAAAGGTAACTTCTCCCGACTGAAAAAGGAATGAAAATGATGGATAGAAATATTGTAATAATTGACGAGGCACAGTGCCAATTTGTAGTTGCTGAACTTGATGAGAATATGAAAGTAATCCAAAGATTCGGTACTTACTCCACCGAAGAAAGTGCCCGGCAGGCATATGTTACTATTGCTGAGGATAAGGTTCTTTGGCAACCTACCCCATCCGATGCTCCGTTGTATAAAAAAGAAAACCAGACAGTACTGAGACTTATCCATCCTGAAATCAATAGGGTATTTTTACAAGAATAAAAAGGTATTATATTATGGTTGACCTTGACAGATATATTTTAGATGATAGTTTTAAATATTTACCGAGATTCCCTGACAATTCTGTGGATTTAGTATTCACAAGTTGCCCGGATATTTCCCAAACAGAGTTTGGGGCGAAGAAAGAAATCCGAAAATACAAAGACGAAATCCAACAGAAAGCGTGCTATGAGTTTGATCGTATCACCAAGGATGATGGGTTTGTTGTGATTTGTCAGACAGACCGAAAAATTAATGGTGTAGTATTGAGTAATCACCATTGGTATATGGATTGTATGATGGGGCGTGGATGGTATCTTAAGGACTACAAGATTGTTGTTCGGAACGAGGTCGGGAAAAAGGATATGTATCACTTTACTTTCCAACATTGTTTGATATTCACCAAGACAGGAACAATTAAACGAGGCGGAGAATGGTTGAGAGATATTATTGTTGATCCGCAAGAAAAGACAGTAAAGGGTCAATCCACTTGGAGCCAGGATTTTTGTTCGTTAGTGATTAATCAATTAACAAACCCTGGTGATTTAATAGTAGACCCGTTTGCTGCGTCGGGGCCAGTACCATTCGCTGCAAAAAACCTGGGTCGTAGATATTGGGCGTGTGAGAATACACCCGAAAGGTATAATGAGGACTTCCATTTGTTTCAGAGTAGGCTACCAGTATGAATGATTTATCACCTGTACGACAATATGATGGAGATCACGGCGGGATTTATTATAAGCGTGATGATTTGTATTCACCTTGGGGTTTTCTGAATGGGGGCAAAGTCCGTCAAGCCATAGAACTACTCCAAGACAACAGGGAATTAATAATCAACGACCATAATAATACGGTCATAACAACTTCTTCGGTTCATAGTATGTCGGGTGCCATTATGGCTGTCGCAGCACACCATGAAGGTATGAAGTGTATTTTGTGTGTCGGGGGATCCAAACCCGAAACACTTTTAAAACACCCGATGATGAGATTGGCAGATTCATATGGCACCGAAGTCCGTAATGTTTGTGGGCATGGGATGTCCAATGCTGTGTATGCCCGGATGATGAATGTGGTTTATAAAGAAAACTATTTTAATGCGACATACAAAGCGAATGTTTCTAGTTCATCATCGGCTATTGTAGATAGTATCGGAAGACAAGTAGAGAACATTCCCGATAAATTGGATAACCTGGTTATTCCTGTGGGATATGGTATTCATATGGCCGGTATTATTCGTGGACTACAACAGTTCGGTAAAAAAGTAAACCGACTGATCGGGGTGAGTGTAGGGCCGGCAGAGGCACGAAGAAAAAACATTGAGATATTCTTGGACCCGATGAGATATTTTATTCCTGAGTTTGAGGTTGTTGGTCTGAAAACCCAATATTCCAAAAAAATGGAGAGAACGGTTTTTGACGCTCATAACCCCGAAAATAACTTTCGCCTTGACCCGATTTATGAAGCAAAGGCATATGATTGGTTGATAAATAATATAAATAAACAAGAGAGTACTTTGTTTTGGGTCGCCGGTGTCCAGCCTACCGAAGATGAAGTAAACGCTCATATTGTAGAAAANCGCATTGNTGCCTTAGAANAACTAACCGAACAGGCACAGAAACTCAATTTAGGATATTAACATGAAAATTAAAATATATTTAGCTGATGTACTGTCTTGTTGCATGATATTTTTTGGGTTATTAGCAATATATGCTATCATAATGGGTGCCACAATAGATAAAAAACTTCCTGTNAAGGAATACCTTGCCATTAACGAACAAGAAACAACAGTGATTGATATTCTTGAGTTTCTGGAAACAAAAGTGGACCGTAAGATTCGGGTGAACTATGAATCCTTCAGGCATCCAAACTGGATTGACCCCGATACCACGATTAAGATTCTCCGACACGACAAAATCCATTATATTGATTTAGTAGAAGAAATCATAGATCAACTTGAAGCAGAAATGGATACCGAAATCCGTTGGCAATATATTGAACGGGACACAAAAAAGGGTATTGATATTGGCACAAAGGGTGCCTTGTCCCGACACACGGTCCGCATCATATACCAGGTTGATGATTTATCCTTTGTGGTCACTGATTTTAAGAATGCCCCCGATTTAGATTTGGATAGTGCGCTAAATCAATCGGGTAATGGTGGGTTATTTGATAACCCCGAAGATCAGGAAACCGAA